GAATAACAATATTGCGGTAAATGTTTGGGGTGGATACGCTGAAGCTATGGAATATTTTCTAAAATTTTCGTCTGCTGATGATTGGGTTGCGTCGTGTGTAGTTGCTAGTACTTTAATTAAAACTAGGTGTGCATATCCTATGAATCAATTAGTAGGAGGAGCCGTTCTTGCAAGTATACCTCAACCTGTTATGGAAGCTGCTGTTGTTACAAATGTAAACATTCCGATGTACGAGCTACCAAATGTTGCTGGTCGTAGTTTAAATTATTATTCTTACCTAACATTGTTGCCGCAATATAATTGTTTTGGATTTCCAGATAGTAGAAATGTTAGGCCTGCTTTAGCTGTAAATAATCAACCGAGAGCACCAAGTATTACGATAGGTTTTTTTCAAGATAATACACCATTATTGCGTTATGGTATTATGTTAGGATGTATAAGAAAAAACGTGTTAAGTGGGACAACTGTAAGCGCGATGTATAAAGCTAATCGTCGACCAATTGTTTATAGTTTATTTAAAATTTTTGAAATTATAGCTGATATGGCTGGTACTTGGTATCAAGATCGTAGAATAGCGAATATGCATATATATCAAACTGGGGCTTTAACCACTAATAGGAGAGCACAAATACTTAGTACACTTGCTCAGCATACTAATGATTGGCAAAGAACTTTATGTGGTATACCTTTTTTGCGTTGTGGTGCTAGTCAAATGCCAGTTGATTCAAATAATTTATCTTTTGTAAATGTAGGTAATGGACCGGCTTGGTTAACATCAATGTTAATATTGAACAATAAATATATATATGATAAATATTATGTTGTACCGTGTCAAACAAATATGATTTATGGAAAGATATATGATAAAGGCTGGGAGCAAGCATTTACACCACAGTTTCAAGTTTTAGGGTTACCTATTGCTGGTCCGGGTTCTCAATGTGTTCCGAAAGCAACTATGTATAGAGATGTTCAAGATCATGGTGATGCTAATGCTGAGATTATGTATGCTATAAGTCGTATGAAACATTATGCTGATCCAGGAACAATTAATTCATATTTAAATATATATATGTGTGATACTGCTAGAAAAAATGCTATGACCTTAAGACCAATTACACAATTTTGGTCAGAATTATTAGCGTGTACATCAGCTACATTTCCAATATCTAATTGGAGTTTATCTCGATCAGGATTAATAACTACAGCTCCTTTTTATCCTGCAGAGTACAATCCTATTGATGGTTTATTTTTAACAGTTGGTATTTCGAATAATGGTTATATAACAAGTTATCAACCAGGATATTCGTTGGAGGGTGTTGGTAGTGCAAATGCTATCAATACAGATTCATTTTATGCACCTGGTGACAAGGAATTGACCTTGTCGTCAAGTTCTAATCTTTTTTAGAACAACCAGGAACACTCTTAGATTTGAAAAAATTAGATGAAGGAATTGAACCTAAAAGGTTTGATTATATAAAACGTCCCGAATCTAAGAGATTAAATATAGGACGAGTAAGTTGGGAGGAAAACTATGAAAGGTTAGATGATTGGACAAAAAACAGGATTAGGTATCATAATAAGGATACGTTATTATATGATGTAGGAACACCTGATCGTAATATAGGTTACTCATTATATAGAGAAAGCTTAATACATGCGGGAAAGGAATACTTGATTCATCGTTATAATTTAGATTCAATTGCTGGCGATGTTGTTAAGTGTAAGAAATTGAGTGAGTTTATAAAAAAGAGAGGTGAAAAAGAAACAGAAGATTGGCGTTATTTAGTTGATTTACAACGATTAGGTGATTTTCTGCCTTATAAAGAAGAATCTGATTTTGTAGAAGATATAAAAGATTGGGTACAACGAAAACCTAAACATAGTTGGAATGGTAGTGAAGATGAATGGTATAAACGGTTTGAAGATACTTTAAAAATGTTGTTATTGCGTAATGGTAAGAGGCCTGACAAAGTGATGACAATTGATGAGTTCGTTCGAAACGGCGATATCTGGTGTACTAGTGGTAGTGGTTTTGAGCCGGAGAGTGAAAAATTAAAAGTAACCGACAAATATAGAGATAAAATATTTGATGTTAAAAAGAATAAATGGTCAGTCAGATGGTCATTATCTAACTATAAAGTTAAAAGATTAATGTATAAAAAAAGAAAACAAATTTGTAAAGCAGTGCAGAAAAGTGAACCTGGTAAAGTCAGGGCAGTTATTTCATCGGATTTAGCTTTGTATTTAAAAATGTCTTATGTATCACAGTTTTTAGAGAAAAGTTTAGCTGGTAGTAAATTATCAACATTATGGATGTCAAAAGATGACCGTTTTGATCTTTGGCAATCGATGGGTTATGACGGTACATGGCGTATGCCTTTAGATCAGTCCGAATTCGATAAAAATGTGAGTATACGGCAGATAAAGATAATTTTAAAAGTTATTCGATGGTATCTAGAATATATGAATGCGAGTGATGAAATTTTAGATATGATGGATTTAATTATTTATGGTTTAGATGGTGGTTATGTATTGATAGGTGGGCATAGAATTGAAATTATGAACGGTGTATTAAGTGGTTGGCGTTGGACTGCTTTATTTGATACTTTAGTAAATTTAGTGGAAGTTTTTATGGCTAAAGATTGGGTAGAAGAGAACAGTAATATACGTGTTGATTTTTTAGGTTTAAATGCTCAAGGTGATGATGATTGGTTTAAATTTAGAACAAGAAAAGAAGCTATTGCTATGTGGTTAGCATATGAAAGTTTTGGTTTAGATGTCAATCCGGGCAAGTTCTTTTTATCAAAACATAGAGATGAATATCTACGTCGTGTTATGGATAAAGATGTGATTACGGGGTATCCTGCTAGGAGTATAACTTCTATTTGTTTTAGAAGCCCGATTCGTGAAAAAGAATCATTAGGTGGTGATAGAGTGAGACAAGGGCTAAATAAATGGAAGTTATTTTGCGAACGTATGGGTGCAGTTTTTTATAGATCGTGGTGGATGAGAAGTTGGTACAAAGATAGTGTTCAAGGTGTTAAAGGATTTACAAAGAAAATGATTGATGAATGGATGAATACTAATGTCGTTGCTGGTGGTATAGGTTATGATGGATTTGAGAGCGAGGATGGTTTTGTACCAAGTAGTAGTTTACAAAAACATAATTATTTAGAAATAAATGGGGATGGTTTTAAAGAATGGGTTAAGTTTGCTGAGAATTATAGTGTTGATGAGCGTACATGTAATTATTTTGCTGTTTCAACATTAGATATTAGTGATAAAACATTAGCTGATTGGGTTAAATATATTTATACATTTGATAATTTAGGTCAACAACCTGTTGAATATGGGTTAAAAACTGATCAGCGTGGTACAATTTGTATTGGTAAGCAAGCTTATTCTTATGCCAGAACACATAATTTACGGTGGTATCCAAGTTTACAACGAGCAAAACATTCAACTTACTTTGAAGATTGGGATTGGGAAAAAGCTAGATATATAAAGAAAGTAAAACATATCCATATTCCATTATTAAAGAGAAGTTGGCGTCCTGAAGTTGTTGATGGTATAACTGTAACATTAGCGAATTTAAGTAATGATTATGATAAAGTATATACTAATTACGATCCTAAAATATTTGAACATAAACCGAAAAGTTGGGTTGAGGATTTGTTTAAAGGAAGATTGAAAGCTCCTGGTAGTCCTAGACCTGGTTGGGGTACAGATACAATTGGACATATAGCTCAAAAACTATTGCATGGTGCAATAACAATTTTTTTAAGTATGAATAGACCGCATTTACATTTATGGGATAGTATACTGGTTAGTTTAAATGCGACTATTCCTAAGGTATTAGAGACCTTAAAAGTACGAGTAGTTGAATAAGTCAACGAATTTAGATGAATAACAATAAATAAATATAAAAAAATAAAAATAATCTTACAGTTCTGATGAAAAGTAAGTACATTCACTTCATAAATAATAATGTTAAAAATATGGAAAAAGACCATATAACCCGAAAATAAGGACAGCCGTCGGGCTTACACATTCCTGC